CCCACAATACCCCACTATCCACCACTTGACCCCACTTTGTCCACTACAGAGCTAATTGTATAAAAAGTATCTATTGAAATACTTATTCCTTCGTGCGTTCATTACTCAAAGAAATTCCTGGCACCGTGCCAATTTTACTTAATAATGTAAATACGTATATCCATATCGTAATTATTTATACGAAAAAACTTTGGCGTCTTGCCATTGCTCCCCTCCTATGTACCTCCCCAGAACGCTGAAGCTAAGCATTGCTTTAAAGTACTAAAAAAGAAAAGTACCCTGGGAAAAGTACCCAGGAGCAATTGATCAATAAATTAATATATGTCCTTAAAAGTCTTAGGTGCCATCATTGTTGTTTTGCTAAACGTCGTTGCGTTTTTAATTGCTAAAGGAGTGGGTATGTCTGGAAAAGTTGAAGAAATCGAGCAACTTGAAGACGATCTCAACGTTAGCGATAAAGTTAACGATAAAGACGCCTAACTCATTGAATTTGTGATATTTATAAATATTGTATAAACCCTTGCCAATTAGTTATAGAATTACCCTTGAATTTCAACAAGTTACGACGCACGCCTGGCAGAGATTACGGATTCCTATAACATATCGCCATAAACGCCAATACAACCCCGGTTTGCGTCGATCCTCCGGTCCCCTACCCTCGCCGTTTTACCGGTTGTCTGGCTCTTAGTGTCGCCGCCACTTTTCTGAATCCGTTCCCGAATTGTGAAAGAAATTACCATTGCCTAAAGAAATGTCAAGGGATTGTTTTAACTAATTCGATTGCCTATTACGTGCCTGGAATGCCAATAGGATTCGGGAATTTGGGGATCTTCGGTGTACCACAATATAACATCTTCTGAAAACCTGTCAAGTGAAAAGTATAAAAAGGTGTCATTAAAGTACTATTTGACTTATTATACTTCAATGGTACAGTTCATCGTGGAAAAGAAAACAACACTGGTCCATCGGTATAAAAACCACCTGTCATGGCGTGGTAAGAAGTATGCCAATAACATCACTGGCCGCAGCCTGTTGACCAATGCCATTGTTGACGCGGGTTTTACTGATGTAAGGTTCAATGACCACATTAAACGTCGCCCAATCTATTTGATGCCTCGGGAACAGATGTAAATCAATTTCCTTGACTATACGGTTGAATTGTTCTATATTTATCGGTGAACGCTTTTAACCGTGAAGTTATTGAAAAAGATACGACCGGCCCTTGTGCTTCTGGCCTTGTTGAGAGTTGCGACAAGTGTAACTCTCTTATTTTCAATTGGACTTGTATTGGGGACGTTGCTTTTCTTGACTCTGATGGTGTTTCGATTCTTTGCTTACGTTGTTGGAATGACAAGCGAACGGCGGCACTGATTCACTTGACAAATATAAAAAGTGAGATATAATGACGACAATGAAAATTACCAAGCCGGTTGTCATTCATGTTCCGATTGAAACTCTGTATCGAAACTTTGTTGCTTCGGTGTCAGATATCATCTGGGATGACCACAACCTTATCCGAAACAATGACTTCATGGAAGACTTTCGGGTGTTGGCCAAAGAAGACGTGGAAGGGATTCGGAGTCTGTTTCAGCAAGGCCATACGATGATGTTGCTGGCTGGCAGTCACGTTCAGATTGTGGAGGACAACCACAGTGAACCGAATGAACCTCAACCTCGTTCTTCTGGTGTTGAAATCCGTTTGTATGACCGCAAGGGTGATAACGTCGGCGTCATTCTCAACAACGAAATCAACTACTAACCTTTATGCCCTGTACCTACACCGAAACTCCTGAAGAGATTGCACAATCAGCCAAACAGGCTGAACAACGTCGAAATCGTGAATTGAACAAGGTGACTCGCCTGTTGTGCTTTGTGTTAAGCACTCTTGGTGAAGAGAATAACCGAACGGTTGAAGATGTTATCCGTGCTTGTGAGAAGAACAAGGAACTGAAAGCTTGGCGTGCTGACCACGAACGTCGGGACGCCATCCGAGAGAAGGCCGAGACAAGGGAAGTGGTTAAGAAGAAAGCTCTTGCCAAGTTGTCTGTAGAAGAGAGACGGGTTCTCGGATTGGAAAAGTAATTATATGGAAACTATCACATATCAATTGACTTGTCGGGATGGGAATGGTAGGGTTTACATTACTGATGTGAATCAGGATGATTTGGCTCGTCATATCGAGGCCAAGTTCAAACACACCGACCACGAAATCATTGCCATCATAAAACTGTGAAAATTGATATCCACACTCAGAATGCAGTAACCGTCTGTGAACACGAGTATTTCATCGTTGGTGAAGCTTCAAAGAATGAAGTGACCGGATTACTCGTCGGCACGCCTGTAAAGAAGGTCCAAGAACCTCAGGCGTCACCGTCGAAGTATTGGAAGGGTGATTACTGGTCCGTCATGGTTGAATGCCCTAATGGGGAAACTCGCACGGTTGGCTGTGATGCCTTGAAACCTTTGGTTGGTTGCACGGCTGAAAATGCCTTCCGTCTTCAGAGAGAAGCTTTCAATATTGTCTTGACTTCTGCTGGTATTTCTGTATAATATCGTCATGATACCAAAAGTAAAGACTTGGATTGTGACGGTGAAATCCTCCAAGACCAAGATTGAAGTTCTCGCTCCCACAAAGTTTCTGGCTCGTCTGAACTTCCGTCATGACTATATGCAGTATTGGGGTGAAGATATCACCATCGGATTGAAACGGAACGCTTGACATTTCTATAAGAAAGGGTAAAGTCTCACCATGAAAATGACTCCTGAATTGCTTGAAGAACTGAAGAAATGTCAAAACGCTTTTTACACCTACGTCAATACGCTTTGTAATCGTATTTGTGAACGAGAACGAGGAATGTGTTTTAGTGAACAAATGTCCGGTTGCTTGTATTGGGAAGTCAGTGGTAAGAATTTCACTGGATTTTACGCAACGCCGTTTTGGGAACAATTGGAACATATTCCGGTTGCTCTCTTTGATTCAGAAGGAGATTTTGTTGGTGAAGGTGACGAAATTCCCTTTTCTATTAACGACTTGACGATGAACGTGGAACAGGACGCGGAACGGTATGGCAAGGTAATTCGCAAACATTTCAAGAAGAAATACAAAGTGGTCATTCCTGAACATGGAGATCTTTCCCATCTATGAAGACGTTCATCAAAGAACTTTGGAAATCGGTCAAATGCACGTTGTTTCACTGTGGACACCATTTCTCTTGGGACGGTGGTTCATGGAGGGGACCATTTGTGTTTCTCCGCGGTCGATGTGAATGCACGAAATGTTACAGAAAATGGAACGGTTGACTTGCCATTTCCTTTTAATATAGTAAACTCCCTTCAATGAAAAATATCATTACCGATACGGTGGAAGAAATCAATCGTCTTGCTGGTGAAGCCCGTGATCATCTTCGGGACAATGGTTGGCGAGAATACGACGAAAAACTCTGGGAATTGGTTGAAAACCTCCAGAAGATTGCTGGACCTGGCTTGAAGCCTGGCAAACATTTGAAGTGGAACGTTGCTGATGGTTATGCCCATTACATTGTTCTGAAAGTCAACAAACGGTTTACGGAAGTTGCTTTCATCGATTACATGGATGGATATCGGTTCGCAGGTGTTTTCCAAGAAGGCAACAAACTGATGGTTCCAACACCGGTTGCCCAGAAGATGGCCGAATGGCAAGACCGTATGGAAGTTTTGTTCAAGAAACCGGCTTGACATTTCTACAAGAAAGGTTACACTCAAATCATGAAATTAAATCAAGTTTTGCTTCGGGATGTTCGGAATGCTTATTCCGATTGTAATGGAACCAAACATGAACGGAACCTTGGTTTTTTGGCCAAGGATTTTTGTTCGGTTAATGAAGCTGTCGCCATCATGGACAAGGCCACGGCCGGTGGATATAATGATTTTCGACCATCATTGCTCAAACGGCTGCCACACAATTCCCAAGTCATCTTGGCAAGGGAAGGGTCAGTTTGTGTGTATGTCATGTCGCCTGTTACTTTGGATGAATCGGCTACGATTGATTTACTCAAGGCAGATGAATGTGACCTGAAATCTATCGACTTCGACGGACAAAAGATTTCGGTGTATCGCATCTGGTGGGATTGATTTCGGAAGCCGTCAGTCAATGGACACCAGTCGAAAGACTGGTGTTCTTTTTTGTTTGGATTACGTTAACGTTAAAGTTTTAAGCGTGCCCTTGGTCCCACATTCTTAGCGCCCTCAGCGTTCCCTCGGGACGGCTTCATCAACGTAAATACTATAACACACTTCTATAAAAAGTCAAGTCGAAAACGTTACTTGTACGAAAGAATCTTGAAGAAAAGAAAAGTAGAAAATTCTGAAATTTCCATTTGACTTATTATAGGTTTGTATTAAGTTGTAGGTATCAAGATTGAGTCACGTTGATTCAATCAAACAACAAAAACTGAACGTTAGTAAAAACAACAAATAATATGAAGACCAACAACAAGACTGCTCGTAACAACACCAACAACACCAAGCGTGGTCCTGGCGCTCCTCCGAAGGAAATCAAGTTTCCCCGTGGTGCTTTCACCATCGCTTCCGTGGTCGCCCTCAACTCGCATGTGTGTGAGCTGACGGTTCGTAACAAGATCGAGGCTGGTGTCGCCTCCAAGAGTCTGGTCCGTCTGTCCGAAGACCTGAAGACCAAGGCCGTCGGCCGCCCGTCGTTCCGTTACATGACGGCTGCCGCTGCCAAGGCCGTCAAGTCGAATCGCAAGTCGGCCAAGGCCCGCAAGGCCACCATCACTCCGGCCGTTCTCGCACCGGCTCCGATTGCCGAGACTCCGGCCCCTGCCGTTGAAACCGCTCCTGAGATTACGGCCACGGTGACTGAGACTCCGGCCGCTGTCGAAGCTGTCGGCTAATCGGTAAACAAATTCAGGCTTGGGAAGAAGGGAGGGTGTAAAAACCCTCCCTTTCTTTTTGCCAAAACGATAATAAGTGATATATTCTTATCGTGAATGCTAGTTCCATCAATCAAAAGTATCCAATCAAAAATCAAGTCTGGAGTTTCACCGAAACAACTGGACGATGGGCTGCCGAGGATTCGTGTCTTCGGGCCAATGGTTTCCTTGACCCTTGGAACCGGCCATTTCCACCAGGCAAGGGAAGAGAAGTGCGGGATGAAGACAATGACATTACAATGTGGGTGTACACAACTACGGTTGAGGGTGTTACTGTAGAGTGTATCGTCTTCAATGATTGACCCTTGACATTCCTTCAATTGATAGTATAATCTCCGTCACATGAATCTTACTGGACTTCTTGAACCTCAGAAGGCTCACGCAATGACTTTGATTGACAGCCTTTACCTTAATGGTGTGGCTGCTGACCTGTCGGAAACAGGTTGTGGAAAGACTCACGTCGCTTCTTGTATTGCAAGGGGAATGAATTGTCCAATCGTGGTTATCTGCCCCAAGATGGTAATGCCTGACTGGGAAGCAACGTTGGCCGTCTATGGATTGAAGCCGACGATTATCATCAATTACGAAAAGCTTTGCCGTGGCAATACAAAGTTTCTGAAGTATAAGAACCCGAAGGCTGGTGATTCGCACGTTCGCTCCACAAAGAAAACTCATAAGGTGGAACGTTTCCTTACTGCCACCATTAAACTCCCGCCTGGATGTCTTGTGATTCTTGATGAGTCGCACAAGTGTAAAGGTGCTTCGAGTCTCAATGCTGGATTGATGATTGCCTTGAAACGTCAAGGTTATCGTTGCCTTCTTTTGTCGGCTACACAAGCCACAAATCCTCTTGAGATGAAGGCGTTCGGTTACGTCGCCAATCTTCACAAACTTTCCGACTTCAATGAATTCTGTATTGATTACGGTGCTCAATGGGTTGGAAAGTGGGGTGCTCAGTATTTCGATTCTGAAGATAAGGAAGCACAAGCCAAGATGAAGCAGTGTCATCACAACTTGTTTGATGTTCAGAAAATTTCTTCCCGTCTTACTCGTGAATCGATGGGTAGTTTGTTTCCGGAAAATCAAATCATCGTTAAAGCTTATGACATGGGCAATGCCGATAAAATCCAAGCTCGTTATGATTGGATGGAAGATGAAATTGCCCGACTTCAGGAACGCACGGAGAATTATGCTCAACATATTCTCGCCATCATTATCAAAGCCCGTCGTGAGATTGAATTGCTCAAGGTGCCTACCATCTTGGAAATGATGGAAGATTTGTATGATGAAGGAAAGTCTGTCGGCGTTTTTGTAAACTTCACTGATACGATTGAACTCATTCAACGTCGATTGGCTTCCAATAAAAAGTTCGTCGGCAAAATCGGATTGATTTACGGTGGCCAATCCGTCAATGACCGTATCCAAGACGTTGCCGACTTCAATGCCGATAAAAAGAGAATTATTATCGCCAACAATGCCGCAGGGGGACAATCGATTAATCTTCATGATATCACGGGCAAACATCCGCGTGCTACTATCATCAATCCGAATTACTCGGCGATTCAATTGCTTCAAGTGCTTGGTCGAATTCATCGTCAAGGTGGTTTGTCCAAGTGTTATCAACGTATTCTCTTTGCTGCTGGAACTCGGGAAGAACAAATCTGCCGTCGATTGAATGCCAAGATTACAAATTTGAGTTTGCTCAATGACGGTGACATGGTTGAAGGAATGAAATTTTTCCGATTCTTGATGGGTCGAAGCATATAAGAATAGGGAAATAGTTAAAATAAATTGAGAAATGGTTTTTTGTAACCTATTTGTCCCCAGTAATGGGGCCGGAAGAATTACATAATTTCATTAGCGACCGCCTAGCAACCAAGATGGGTTTTTCGCGTACAGACCTAATCTCCAATCTCGTCTGCGAACTTCAGCAGAACAACATTACAGAAATTCCCCAATTTAATTCTCTTATAGAGTTGATTCAGGAAACCAACGAAAGATACTCAACTCTTGAGAAACTAATCCATAAGCATATTCGACGCAATCAAATGGGCCGTGGCGAAGCCTGGTGTCTTCTCACAATGCCTATTTCAGTCAAAGCACCAAGAGTTTCTGCGTGTGACGTTCTTATAGAAAGTAAACGATACGAATTCAAAGAACAGAAAAAGGATATACGTTTTTACAATACTCCCGTTACTATACACGCAATCACAGACCTTAGAAAAAATCTTTACATCATCGACCGGGGATTGAACAAGTATTATGACTGCCACGATTTGACTGCTGAATGGAATGCAATTGGAATCATGGATAAACCAAATGAGTTGAACGAAGGCAAACTTAGAATGTTGAGTAGCTTTTTAATAAAACTCAGAAGTCAAGTAAATGATTTTCAACTTGACAAATGGATGGTTGACGCAATTAACCTTGAAACTTTTAGTTACGATTCATTTGCCGAGAAGATAAAAAATGGTATAATGAACGCATTCGATGGAATCATTGTCATCAATGAAGATACATATTATTTACTTGATGTCAATAATAATGATGGATTTAGATTCACTCGAATCACGATAGGCGAACCGAAATTCGTCTTGACAATTAAAAAAACTCTGTTATCTTCCACAAATGACACCGATAGCTCAACTGGTGATTGTGTTTCAAAACACACTGAAGAATTCGGGTAATCAGTCCAGTCGGAACCTGTTTCAACTCCAAGATGTAATGGATGAAACGAAGTTGAGCGAATCCATTCATAACGCAATCAAACTTCTTGCCAATGGTGGTCATGTACTTGTAAAGTTCAAAGATAAGATGTTTATGGCTGAAAAGGATAATGTTAATCCGGAAAGAGATTACGTTACTCGTGGTCTGACATATCATCCACATCAAGACAAGTTTACAATTTAGATTGCGCTCGTAGCTCAGTTGGATAGAGCAACGGTTTTCTAAACCGTCGGTCGCAGGTTCGAGTCCTGCCGGGCGTACCAATTTGCGTCGGTAGCTCAATGGTAGAGCAGCGGACTTTTAATCCGTTGGTTCCGGGTTCGAGTCCCGGCCGGCGCACCACTCTTCTAACAAATCCTTGACAAATATAAAATGTGAGGTAACATCCAGTATGATTTTGATTCACAGTGAGATGACGAAAGAGCAGATGCTCGACCTGTTGATGTATCGTGACATTACCATCAACGGTTTGAAACAGATGTGCCGTTTCTGCCAAATTGATGATTCTGGTTTGAAGCCCGAACCTATTCGTAAACGGCTTCTTCAACATTTTGCTGGCGACGAGGTTGAACCTACTAAGAAAGTTCGTGGCGGTGTTCATCTCTTCGGTTCGATGGGTAGTTAAGATTTTTTGCCTGTGTAGCTCAGCCAGGTGGTCACGTCGGAGTAAGAGGGTAGGGAGATAAACGCGTATAAGTCCCGAGAGTATGAAACGCAACGATGACCTTTTAGAGCATCCGGCTATTAACCGGAAGGGCGTTGGTTCAAATCCTTCCACAGGCTTCATTTTGTTATGAATGAGTATATCAAAGACAGAACTGGTAAAATCATCGGAAAGGATGATGGTAAAGTCTTGCGTGACCGTACTGGCAAAATCGTTGCCAAGTATGATGAATACGATAATACAACTCGTGATAGAAATGGCAACATCGTTGGTAAAGGCGACCAGAGAAAAAGATTGCTTTAACACTTGACGTTTTTATAGAGTGTTGTATAGTTATTTACGGTAAGGAAAGACGTGGATAAGTCGAAAGCGAAGATGGAAGACGTTGGAACTTACTATAATAGAAAAAATACGAACCTGTTAGCGTGTCTGAGCAGATCAGTCGGTTTATAAATGAAACAAATTGGTTAACCGACTCCGACTAATAAGGGATTGCTGGAGTGGATGGCGGACCTGTGGCAGTAGCCTATGGTAATAACGTAGCCAGTTGAAACGATGAGAGCATGAACAGTGACACGGTACTTTTGAACCTGAGCGGTGGGCATCTTGGTCTAAAGAAGATGAAAGCCACAGTCACGAGACGGTAAATAATGTTTGATGTATCACCGCCGTTTCAAGTTGACAACAGAGCAATCGGTGGTATAATAATGATAGTAGTGAAGCAAGTCCAATAAGGGAAAGTTGAAAAGGATAGATGGGAACCAAAGGATTCCCAGCTTGCTTCAAAACCAGCACAGTTGCAAGAGTGGTTTCCGGATGAACCACCGGCCCGAATAGGACGCAGGTTCCTCCTAAGAAGAGGAAAACAAAAACCGGCTCGAATTTCGTCGTAGAAGCTTTTAAGCTCCGACAACAGATTGCAGGGTGGAGCAGTGGCAGCTCGTCTGGCTCATAACCCGAAGGTCACAGGTTCGATTCCTGTCCCTGCTACCATTTAATGCTTGAATACTGCGACAATAATACATGTTAAAAAGTCGCCAACCGAAAGGTAGTCTTCAGGCTCCAATTTCTTAGCGATTAACAAGAATGTAGGTCCGGCGTAAAACGTCCGGTTTCTCGACGGAGAAAGGCTTCTGCAGAGGCCGTTGGAACGTAAACCAACAACGGAGATGGCACCCTCCTGCTAAGGATTCATTTGAAGGCAGTAGAGACTATGGATAAACGGATAAGAGAGTCGGCCAATGTTCGATTCCGCCTTTAATATATTTGACATTTGTCAGATATAGAGTATAGTTATGTGTGCGGGTTTGTTGTAAGGAGAAGCAAGGGCTCTATCCAGAGTCAGGTCCGGTGAGCGTTGCCCGGAACCCGCTCCACAGTTTTTATGGCCCGGTCGTCTAGTGGCTAGGACGCTGCCCTTTCAAGGCGGAGAAGAGGGGTCGGAACCCTCTCGGGCTACCATTTCAAACAAGAAAGGTCACGAATTAGTGGCCTTTTTTGATCCCCCTATGGGGAGGGTACCCCCACCCCCTATAAAAATTGTCGCCCCTACGCAAGAAAAGGGCCCCTCGTGGTAGAGGGGCCTTGAAGACGAGACACCAAATGATTATTCCTCCGACTTGTGGAAGGATATCAGTTCGACCTTACCACGAATCTTTTTCTGTTGGAACGCCTTGAATGTTCCTTTGTCATCCGTCACTTCGGCCAATTCATAACCACGAACGTAAACGTCATTGGCGAATGTGACCCGGATAATTCGTTCCACAGGAAGGCCGGTGGAGCTGGATGGATACGTAAAACGAACGACAGGAAAAACCGTAGAATGTCCCAGACACTCTTGAACCCTATCCAACGTATCGGTTGACACTTCAAAGTCATGAACAATGTCCCGGTCCAGTACAGAACGTTTCACGAGATTGACCTTGACGGTCTTTGCGTCGGTATCGACGACGAATTTAATTGACCGATCATCATGCAATTCCTCAATTGTCACGTCGGTTTTGGGTTTTACCGGATGTTCCACGAAATCAAGGACTTCCGAAAGATTGTTGCCGGTCAGTCGGATGCTCGTATAAGAGTAGTTGCCGACAGCTTTGACGTTGCTTTGAACAACGTTATCCCAAGAAAGGCTCTTGGTTTCGGTGTTCAAGTAAATCACACACTGTTTGGCCGGGAATTTGATAACAACCGGTTGAGTGTCGAAACGATTCCACTTGTAACCAAGCCCAAACAGGGCTAATTGAAGTGGATTGACATTCTTGCCGACTGATAAAACAGTTGGGTCAAAAATGATGGCGAGAGTTTTGTTTTTCACATTCATAAATAAATTTGTTTCAACTTACACTATACACCACCTGCCCCAGTAGGCAAGGGTTTTGTGGGAGTACCCCCAGCGCTACTCCACCGGTTCAGGAATAGGGCTGTCGGACCACTCACATTCATTTTCCGGAAAGAGGCTTAACGCCGTTCCGTATTCATTGAATTCGACGGCACAAACTCGCCAGGCGTCAATCTCCGCATCGGGATGATGGGCTATGACAATCACCTTTGTTTTGCCCCAGCCACGGAACCAGTAACGGCCGGGTTTCGTTGGTTTCTTTCGTGTCCATTTCATAAATCAAGCTGCCATCTGTTCAGCAGAAACACTCTTCCCCCCTACGGAGTTGGCTTTAGGGGTACCCCTCCCCTTCTTTTTCGAGGCATTGATTCTGGCCCAGCCATTTGCCACAGCAGGCTTTTTGTGAACGTCATAAGAGCCACCGTAGCCGCCTTTCTTTTCCTTTCGGAGTTTACGGAGAGCAAGATTGGCATCCGTCCCTTTAGGTTGAGTCCCGTGCAACAAGAGAGCGAATGAAGGGCCTGCTGTGTATGCGTGGCTATCGTCATGGTCAATCTCCAGACCCAGAGCCGCTGCCTGCTCCTCCGTATAAACAACCTTTGCGTAACGCAAATTGTGCGCTTCAATCATGTCGTCAAACTTGCCACCGAAAGAGGCCGTCAGAATGAAGTTAGAAGGAATGTCCGCCAGTCGGGCCACCCAGAAGGGAAGGCTCTTTGTGTAGGCGTAGAGAAGGAAATTCTTCTTTTCCTTGGCGACTTCCAGCCACGCGTCAAAGTAAGTCTGGCTGAAAAAGTCACCAGCAACGTGAATCCGAACGACAACTTGAAACGGAGTTGACGGAAGCGATTGAATGATAAGAGCCTTCATTGCTTCCACCGTTTTGGCGTTACGGAGTAGTTCAAAGTTATTCCAGCGTGACTCCCGAACGTTACGGAAGAGGCATTCCTGACTCGCCGAGAAACAACGGAATTGACAACCGGCGCCATCCGTAATCTTTCCAGTTTCCTTGTCGGCCTTTGAAAGACAAGCGGATGCCCCCGGACAACTGTAACCAGACGGAAGGGAAAAGGTTTGAATGTTACCGTCAAGTTTGGCGTTACCCTTACCGAAAACCAGTAGGTTTTTATTCATAATGAGACTATAACAGAGTTGAATTAGTTTGGCAAATCTTGTTTTGTAATCCAAGAAGCCATTCGCCAATTGGTTTTGTCATAAGAAATTGCAATCAATTGATTGCCTTTCCAGAGAAAGTAAATGACAGCCCGGCCAAGAAAACCACTGCGGACTTCCTCAAGAGTCAACCCCGTATTTTTATCGGTTGTTATCATTCGCCTCCGTATTCATCCGCCATCGGCGTATCGTGGAAATAATCTTCATCCGTGCCCATTCCAGCAGAAGCCAATGCGTCGGCATCCGCTTCAACGTCATCCCGGAAGTTATCTTCACGGGGTTCCTGTTCACCATCGAATTCGGAAACGTCATCACCCGACAAGCCATCCTCGGGCCACTCGGCAGGCATTTCGTCGATAACCATCGGAAAATCATCGTTCATGCCTACACAATAACAGAAAGAAATTGATTGTCAAATGATTCTTTAACTATTTACTTTAACGTTAAAGTTTTTGTCGATCCCCTGGTCCCCTACCCTCGCCTTGTCGGCTGTTAATACAGTTTAACATTCAATTAAAAAAAGTCAAGGACAAAAAAGGCCGGGGAATTTCTTCCCCGGCTTGAATCGAAGAACAGAACACTGAAAGAAATCTGTGATTTATTTTAACTTGTCTTTGGTTGAGTGTCAAGCGACAACCGGCTTCTTGTCGTCAATGTTCGCCAGAATGTTCTTAAACTGCGCCAGGCGATTCGAGATGCGGCTGACAAGGTTGTTCTTCATTTCGACCCGGCGAGCCTTCAGGACTCGAATGGAGTCGATTCCAAGGGTAATCACGGTGGGCTTGTATTCCGCCCGATTGTCTTCCTGAACGAAAGTCTTCATGACGGCGACCTGTTCAGGCGTCATCTTGACACCATTGAAGTAGTACTCGTTGCGGCCGAGAGTCTTGTGAGGAAAATACTGGAGATAGTGTTTCTTGCTGTCTTTCTTGTGAACACACAAGGGAAGGGCCTTGCCGTCATCCGTTTGAGTGTGAGTGTACCACGTCTCGCCGGGCGTGTATTCAACCTTGTTGCCACCGTTCGCTTCGGCCAGGTTCCGTTCAACGGCTGCCACATAGTTGACGTTAATCAGACCATTGCGACGGCTGACTTTCATAACGCCGGAAGCGAAGGGATTGCCAGTCTTCCGCATCTTGACGGGAGTTTCCGTCAGCATGGAAACGAATCGGCATTCAGTCCCGAGGGAACGAATGAAACCAACCATTTCGTTTTTGTCTTGAATTGTCACCGTAGTAGATTTTTTATTCATGGTAGGAATATATCAAAAGAATTTCAGTTGTCAAATCTTTTTTATATCGAAGTGAAGTATTCCGTTAACGTTAAAGTTTTTGTCGATCCCCTGGTCCCCCACTCTTGACGTTTGACCGTCTCAACACTACAAACTTATCAGAAAAAGAAAATAAGTCAAGGGAATTCCTTTTCCCCTGACTGTTTTGTTTGGATATTGTTAGAAGGGAACGCCGTCGTCTTCCGCCGTCGCGGCAACCGATTGAACCGGTGTATGGGGAAGAACTTCGTAACGGTCATCGCCGGGATCTTCCGTAAGGGAATTCATCACAGGCCCAACAGCCGATTCGTAATCGTCACCAATTGACACAATCTTAACGGATTCACCAAGAATCCCATCCGTGACTCGGCAATAAACCGGAGAGCATCGGAGAACAACCGTCTTGCCTTTGGCAACCAATTCATTGGCTTTGTTTCGTTCATTGGGGATTTCGGTAGTCATACGGGACCAAGCATGAGCCCGTTGAAATTCGTTACGATAACCGTCGTTTTCCGCTTCGAGTTCGATTCGTTCGTTTTCGTTCATGGTGAGAATTTATCACAATTCCCATCCGTGTCAAATGATTATCTGCTAAGAATGTCGTATTCCCTCTGCGTCTCGTAACGGTCATGAATCGGAATAGGACACCCATTGTTGAGTCGGCTGAAACGGCTGTCAGACGTGTAAATGAAGTTGCCACCCATCATCGGACCAATTCGTTTTTCCATGCTGTCGGGCAATCGAAGAGGAATGGCCCGAGTGCGGCCGTTTTCCGTTTCCAACTTGACAACTTGGTCAAGGTTTTCTTCGGTAATTTTGATGTAACCATCCGGAACGATCAGAAGAACATCATTCAACTTGCCACTGATACCATCGTTTGTGCAATTGACTGGCTTGCCGTCAACTCCGATGGATTTCAACACACTGACCCGAATGGCATGTTTTCCAAGAAGACCAGCCGAACCAAAGATGTAGTGTTTCATAGTGAAGGAATTTTATCACAAAATGCCTTCCGTGGCAAGTGACGATATTACTTCTTGAGAAGGGAATGAATACGTGCCACTTGACGCTTGGATTCGCCACGGCGCCCCTTGAGGCTGTTCAGCTGTTCCGTAGGAGTCAAGGATTCCCAGGCTGCCTGGCGGTCATCTGCATCATGCCGCTTCTGATTGCGTTTCGCCCTCAGAACGGAACTGTTGTAACCATTCTGTTTGCGTTTGGAGAGATTTCCTGTCGATGTGGTTTCGTTTTTCATGGTGACTTATTTTACTTTGTTTTTGGTTATTGTCAAGCGGCTTGTTGAATGGATGACTTCAAAACGATGACTGTTTTGCATCGAACACAAATTCGTTTTTGTCCCCGTTGAATCTTGTTGTGAATGTTCGCTGTCAAGTTGAAAGTCTTATCCTTACAACGGCAAACATATTCGTAAGGCCGAGGGTGAACTTTGCTGACGCCATCCAAGCTGTAATCGTGACAACGACGACATTCGACGCCCATCGGAGAAAGGGCATACATGACACTCTTCCAAAATCTTCCGTGGCCACGGCCGAGTTGCTGACCGTAAACCTTGACGGAAACAAGATGGGCGATTTCGTGGGGAAGGGTTTGGTTGATAAGTTCTTCCAAGTGATTCGTGAGAAAATCAGGATTCAACTCAACCAAGTTGTCGATATAATGAGCCTTGCCAGCGACCCGGCCCATTTTGGTCCATCGCCACTTTGGAATATCCAAATTGGTTTTGGGATAACGACTTTGAAGAAGCAGAAGAGTTTCGAGAATCTTGTCCTCGATTCGTTTGATAAGTTCAGGTGATACTGTTGTCATATCTGACGACAATATACAATTCCTAAAGTAATTGGCAAATGGAATTTAGTCTCGGCTGGTAAGAAGACTCAAAGTTAGAACTGCAACAACAGCCCACCAAAAACTATCAGTAAGACACCACACAATAATGCCGATGATAATAGTCATAGAGTAATCAAAACCTTTCCACTGCGAACAGCATCCAAGACAGTATTCAAATCGGATTGGAAAGCCGGTTCGGTTGTGAACGTGATTTCTTTTCCCGATTCATCGAACATGATTCGGTCAACGGCAGCCGAAAACCGTGCCATGTTATTGTTGAATCCATCAGCAAAGTAATGGTAAACGTTCATGCCTCGGGTTCCATCCTTACGAATTTCGTCGCCTCGGATGTAACCGTTTTCGATTGTCAAGTGAATGTGAATTTTTGTCATAGTGGTAATGGTAAATCGTATGTCTGTAGTTCAGGAAGACAACGGAAAACACACTTGTTATCTTCTTTTACAAAATGTCTGTGATGATGTCCGAAAATCCAAATCTTCGGACGATGTATCTCTAACATGGCCTGAAGCCCTTGGCGAGTTCTGGAGGCTTCTGGAATTCCGAAGTAGTCTCTTGCTACCGATTGAGGGCAATCATGCGACAAAACAACTCGTGGCTTCGTTGACGCATACTGGTCGATGGTTTCATTGAATTGTTGAATGGTCAACTCTTCATCCCGCCACCAAGACAACCCTTCAATTCTCAAACCCTTGTCGATTGAATCGGCACCAGCAACAAAGAACATTCCTTCAAACATTCCAAAGTCACCAAGACATTGTGGATGTTTGTTGCTCAATGCTGGATTGTCATGATTACCACGGAAGAAACGGATATTCGATTCAATCAAACTTCCGTCAATGTCAAACATTTCTCCAAATCCAAAACCAAAGTCGCCAATTTGAACGATGGTTTCGTTTTTGTGCTTACGGGCAATTGCATTCAAATCACGCAATCGGCCGTGAATGTCGCCGACGATGATCATTTAGTTTCGGCGGGTGACAGTGAAAAGACCGAGATTGACAACACTCGGTACGATTTCATAACTCGAAATCGGAAATGAAACTTGAACGAGATGGTTGACGCCTTCGGTATTGTTTCGAGCTTGAACAGGTTGGCCATCGGAAACGGTTTGAATGTCCCGTGGAGAAATGTAGAGATTAAGTGTGGGTGAAGAGTTCATATTTTGATGGAATGTAACAGTTTTTTTCTTGTTGTCAATCGTCTTTACGATATTGAACCGTGCCACATTCCGTCCAAGTGAATTGAACGTGTTCCTTGTCAATGACAACCAACTTTCCAGGAACCCAAGTGGAGTTACGAAATTCTTTTTCAGCAACTTGACCAACGCCAATGCCGTGATTGTTCAAATTAGCTTTGAATGTGATTTCGCCGCCGGGAACATGTTCGTCGCCGGTAATCTTTGTGGCTACAAGCCAACCGTTTTCAATTGTAAACCGGATGGTTTGCTCGAAGTGACCACGATAATAACCAACCCATTCACCTTCTAAGGCTTTCAGTGGAATTTCAAATTTAGGGTCAATCGTTTTCATGGTGGAATTTACTTCAAAAAAAGAGATTGTCAAGGGCATCCGTGCCCAAGACAAACGGTGAATTTTAGACGGATGCCCAACCACGGGGAGAACGAGCTTCGGCCTGACGTTTGAGCTGAAACGGATGTTCATTCCGGGTCACAAGTGGATTCTGAGTTGCCACGAGGTTCCAGAATGCCTGCTTGAAGCCGGCCCAGTCGTGGAGGGTATGGATGACGGTTTCACCGAAACGGGTGACGGTCAATCGACCATTGCGGACGACGGCATTACGATGGAGCCAGTTATTTGCTTGCTTACGGTTCATTTTATTTTTTGGTTTGTTGTTTACTTTTGTTTTGCCACCAACAGGTTACGGAAATCGCCCATTACCGGTTGGTAAGTCGGATGTAAAGTCTCACGTCCAGCTATCTTTGTCAAATAGGGTTTTTTCTTTCCCTTCACATATAGTTCAGAGATAAGGGGTTTCATGGATTCACCATCTTCATTCTTGGTAATCTTCGACGAATTGTTGGTGCAAATGATTGCCGGAATGAAGGTTGCGTTGAATGCCTTTGCATTCTTCACATAAGTAATGTTTGTGACGTTTGGAAAATGTTTGAAGATGAAGGATGGAACAAAGTTACCTTCCACATTACACGCACCCAAATAAAAGTTATGGATATTCGTGGCATCATTGCCGAGGATTTTGGCAACGTCTCCGATTGAGTATCGAAGAAACTTTTTGGTTCGGGATTCGTGAGGAAAGATTGTATAACCAAAGCCACCAGCACCAGCCCCACCATGAGAATCAATGTAAAGGGCGTGTAAGTTAGTGAGGCCCATAGTCTTAATCGTCTGACCAACACTATCGTCGGTCCACATGTTTACGTAAAAGTCTGTGGGTCCGAGCTTTACGACGTTTTCTTTGAGAAAGTCACCAGCAAAGCAACTTCCGGCTACCATTGTCAGAGCTAGAATGTTCTTTATCATGGCGTAATTTTATCAGAAATTATCGGAATGTCAAGCAGCCAGTTTGGCTGCAACGGCTTCAACCTTGGCCTGGTCGGAAAGTTTGGAAAGTTGATTCCAATACTTCGGCATCTTTTTGAAAACGATTGCCATTTGTTTCTCGCTGAGGTTACGGCCCTTGCGAACTTGTTCGCTAAAGGAACTAAGAATCTCAGCGTCACAACCCGAAAAACCAACGTCATTGTGATCCTTGGTTGAGCCGGTGGCTTGTTCCGTGGCAGTCTGAAATTCGTAAATCTTCAACATGCCTTTGACGGCCCAATTAGCATCAACGGCGAGTTTGGTCTTGAAGAGGTTTTTGATTTCTTTCTTTGTCATGGAACATATTAACATGCCACAAGAATTTGTCAAGGAAATCGAGGAGAATTATTTCAAGTATTTCCATTGTGTTCCCCGTTTTATTTCATTAGCTTGTGTGTGACTTATGCCGAACATCTTACCTAATTTTTTACCAGAAAGTTTAGAGTTTTTAATGAATAAAGCTTGTGATTCGGTTAATTTGTGTCTTCCGTTCTCTTCTCCTTTAGATTGCCGATTTTTATTATCCTTTATGTTTTCTAAACAAGTTCCTAACCACAAATGAGAAGGATTAACACAATGTCTAACGTCGCAGGTATGTAAAACTTGAAAACCTTTTGGAACGGATTTGTTATTTGACATTTCCCAAGAAACTATGTGTGCTCCTTTGGATATTCCATTTATTGAATAACTTCCATAACCTTCACCGGTTATGGATGAAATCCACAACCAACAATCGTTTGTTTTGTGAACTTTATCCCAAAACCTATCCATAAATCAATGTTTTCTTTTGAAAATCTGACGGGCAACCAAAGACATGAAAACAAGAAACAGAAGTTGAAATATAGCACCACGAATCAAAATTTCGGTATTTTCCATAATTTACAAATTAAAAGAGATTGTCAATACCTTTTTGGAATTCTAGGATACATGACAAACAAAACAAAAATCAACGAAATAAGAAAAACATCCATACTAATCAATTGTCAATTCTTTTTCTTCCAGATATCGTGGCGAAGAATATACAATCCACACAAGAAGATTGAAAGTCCAAGTAGAATAGAAGTCATAAGTGACGGGGATTCATGTGAATTGCCAACCAAGGGTTTTCGTGGCCAGAAAGACGTTCGGCATCAATATCAGTCATACATGGAAGACCAATCGACAAACGGATTTCGTTACATTGGAAGAGTCTTCCAGAAGCAATACCAGCCTTGAACACTTGCATCAAAATGTATTGTTGACTCAGGTCGGATTGAAAGGATTGAAGCCAAATCTTGACTTCGGGCCATTGTCTCAATTCCCAAAGCACCCAGCTATTGTCACGTTTGACAGCAACGAAACCGATGATATCCATCAAATCAACTTGAATTTGACAAACAGCAGGCTCTTGTCGAATCAAATCACCAGCATTAAGATAATGGTTCTCCATTACTGGAGATTACGCCCACAACTTTCGGTTGTCCATTATTTATATCCAACGCAAACCCTTGTTCAGCGTAGAGTTTTTGTAACTGTTCCAAGGTTCTTACGGGTGACGGAAGACTCTTGTTTGGTTTGAATAGGACACCACGAGAACGAGCCAAAATTTCTTCTTTGGAAAGTTGGTCCGTTTCTTCTTTTTGGCGACGTTGATTACACTCGAAACACGCTAGAACTTTTCTTTGTTCATTCGCGGCAGTGTGTAACCATCGCCGGGGGTCATAACGAGAAATCAAGTGGTCCACGGTTGCCATCTTCGGGTCAGGCATTTTTATGTGGGCCTCATTGGTGAGTATGGTTAAGCATCCACACCAATGACAGTGAGGGTTTTCGTTATACAGTCTAAGCTTCTGTTTTCGGTAACTCATCCTTGTCTTCGTTGTTTGAGGGTGGAATGATGATTTGACTGGTTTGTTGAATCACAACCGGAGTGATTAGAAATCTTACCACGATACAAAGGAACAGGCAAGAATACCAGGATTCAAAATTGTAAACAATGTTTGTGCCAAACAACGTGTTGACAGCGTAACAAAGTCCGAGGGGAACAATTCCGATTGAAAGTAAAACGAGAATGATGTTCACAGCGTAGTAGAAAGCTGGCGAAGTTCCTTCTGGAGTTCAACAACATCGGTGATTGTCTCAAACACCTTGGCTTTGTCGCCACGAATGAGAATCACGGTTTTGTTGTTAATGTAGCCGGTTCGGAGTAGGAAAGAAATGGCGGAGTCAATATCGACGAAAGTATTGAAGACTTCCGCTTTCTTGTTCAAGACGAGAACTTTAATTCGGTTCATGATGGTATTTTACCGTAGGTTTATGGTTTAGTCAACCGGAGTTTCATCGAAAGCGGGAATCTCAGGTTCGGGATAATCACATTCAGCATCAGCTACAAGTTCAAATCCCTTTTCAATGACTTGTTCCTGTTCGGCTTCAGTCAATTCAACGTCTTCACCTGTTTCTTTGTTCTTGGAAGATTGAATTTCGATCTCGGCTGGAGTATCAGGTTCTTCAGGAGCTCCATACTTATCACGGTATCCGCGACTGGCTGACCAATACTTACAATCACAAACGATGGTGATTTCTTTACCGTCTTCTTGTTCCCGATAGATTTCAACGTTCATTTATGGAAGATATTATACTTCAGGAGAAATGTCAAATTACTTCAGCACTTGATACAAAAGTTTCTTCAAGTCATCATCTTCAAGGGGCTTGTTGTCAAGTAACTTGAAACAGAAGGATGCCCGATTCGTTTCGCCGTAGGCAGCAATAATCTTTTGGGCTTGGTCCCGTCGAGTAGGAAGTCCCCGAACGTCATTCACAAAGCCAGTCATGTGAACCACAATCTTGTTGACTTCTTTGTAACCGTCACAGATTCGGCTCATGTCACCTTGGATTTGATTTGCCAATTCAAAATCAAACGTGTTGGCAACGTGAGTATAAAAATTCTGATAGTCAGGTCGGCCAAGGGTAAACCAAACGTCAATCACTTTGTCGAAAGATGCCAATTCAGACTTCATGTGATGAAGGGCCAAATACCATGCCGATTTGACTTTATGAAGGGCCTGGCCTTCTTTGGAGTAGATGACGACTCCCTCCCGACCTTTCCAATTGTCAACGTTGTCCATCAATTCGGCAACGTCATTGAATTGATAAACGGCCGGACGTTTGCAACCGAAACCCTTTGCCAAGGAATCCAACCAGTCTTGTTGCCAAAGGTTGTAAGTGTCGTGAGAAACACCACCAACGAGAATGAAATCAGGCTCGTCACCGTAACTCAACACGATACGATTGACCGGAGAAACCCATTCAAACAACAGAGAGAAAGGCCACGTTTCCATGCCACAAGACTGGAACTTGAAAATCTCCGGATATTTCTCTTTGATAACGGCGAGTTCATATCCGTTGTCAAGGTTATGGGCGTCAACCGTGCCACGAGTACGAAGAATGAATTCGCCCTTGTATTTCGAGACAATGAGAAGGGAACCATCAAGCTTTTCCATAATGGAACAGCCACGGAGGGAAGACGGAACCGAAAAGTGTTCGGGATTCTCACCCCAATTGGTGAACTTCGGAAGGCCGGCAGAAATCAATTCACCCTCAGAATTCCAAACGGAAGAACGAAAATGCTTATTGGCTTGTGTCCACTTACAACCAATATGTTGAGGTTGAACAAGATACACAACTTCCCCAAAAAGAATATGTTCGTGAACCATGAATTGTTCGCGGTCAATTGAGGTTAAATCAATTTTCATTGAAGAATTGTAGTGTAAAACGGCCTTTGTGTCAAGACCATTTATCACCAAACAAAGATTTGAACACTGCCGCGGGACCATCAGTTGAAAACTGTCCTGCCTTGTGACTGCCTTTGTAGTCCCAAATTCCACAAGGAACACCATCAGCGAGAAATCCCCAGCTATTCACCACTTTGGATGGGTCATCTTTAACATTCGGTTTGAATCCGAGGATGTTGTTAATTTCTTCAACACTGACACCACGGAGAGTACCTGTTCTGCTGCCTCCGGGCTCGTCATTAGGTTCGATTTTCATAGACGGAGTTTACCGTATTTATTGAGGTTGTCAAGGGCTTGCTCCATGTTTTCGATGGCCCACTTGGCATCGGCCAATCCAACCAAAACACTGCTTCGACCGAAAGAATCCGGTACCGAATATCCACCGAGTTCACGAAATCGTTTGATGGCCGAAATCTTTTCCTCAGCGAAATAACGCGGATACGCTTTCTTGGTTTCCATGAGGGCGATGGCCATCGGATGACTTTCGACGATGATTTGAACCGTCAATTCCTGATGTTTGGGAACCTTGAGGGCAGTCCGAATCAGTTCCGTAGCCTCCGTCAGAGTCAATCGAATGTTCATGGTGAAATTGTATCAGAATTTCAAAGAGAGTCAAGCATTTCTTTGAGTTTATTTCTCAAGTCTTGACGATCCATTCTGCCGTCAAGTGAAGGCCGTTGAAGGTAGGATTCGAGCACCGTTAGAATCTTATACATTTCTTCCATCTTGTCAAGTCGTCTTGCAGAGGAATTAAACATCACAACGTCATCCCGAGTCATGATTCCACGAAAAACATCTTGGTGTTTTTCAAAATGATCATGGGCCTCTTTACGACATTGAGCGTAAATGTCTTCCAGTTGTCTCATAAAATTGGTAGCGGTGGAGGGACTCGAACCCCCAACACAAGGATTTTAAGTCCTCTGCCTCTGCCATTGGGCTACACCGCCAGTGTGTCTGGCTTAACCGACAAACGATTCGTGATAACCTTGTGAGTCATCGAAGGGACCATATCCCTTCTTGTCGCCGTTGTCGTCATGGCGTGGTTTACCACCCTTGTTGAACTTACCCGGCTTGTTGTGTTTGATTTTGTGACGCCATTTGTCTGGCTTCTCTTTGTATGTCTTTCCCATATCTTATACCTTACTAACACAATCGGGACAAGTGTCAAATCCTTCGTGCGGATTCACTGGAATCTCTTTACACACTACACAAAGGTATTGTTTTGTTTGGTTTGTCTCGATTGAAATTGAAATGTTTCCCGCTCCGCCTGCACTCATACCCGAAGAAAATGCTTCAGCGTAAGATTCATCGGGGAAATCCTTGGTGATGGACTTTTGAGTCATCCAATCCGGCCCACTTCTATATTTGAAAGTAAATTTCACTGCGTCAGAAAGTAGTGGCAAAGCTTATATTTGTCAAGCAAATTGCCAGTCTTTAGGTCGCTCATGTTATGGTCAAGGTCGGAAAGCTTGACGATTGTGGCGAGTGGGTTGAGTCGTATCTTACTAAGATACGTGATAATGTTGAAGTTTTCTTTGTTTTTTGTGAGAAGAATGACTGCTTCCAAGACTAGATTTGATTCATCCAATGGAAGAAGACTATCAACAAACAAAGTCAATTCGATAAGTGTCACGTCTGTATCTTCAAGAACATCATGGAAAAGAGCAACCAAAGAAACAAGAAAGATAGGACGAGAACCGGCTGGATAGTAATCATTTGCCCGATTGATGGCAATATCTTTGACGGCAACTGGATGGGTAATGTAGGGAATTTGAGTTTTCTCTCCCTTGCCATTTTTACGAAAACGATTCTCTGGCTTCAATGCCCTTGTGTCGTGGGCATGAGCCGCAAATTCGTAAACTTTTTGATAAATGGCCAGTTCGGTCATATCCTTAATTTAACATTTCAGGGGTAAATGTCAAGGTATTAATGAGAATTGGAACGGCCGGGGCTTTGAATGCCGGCCTACCGTCTTTGAAGACCATTTCAATCTTGCCTTCTTCAACCATGTCAGCCAGAACACAGTGGAGGTCAGCAACTTCTTCAGGAGATTTGCCCGACGGATATTGTTCCTCGTCAATGGCAAGGTGTTCCAGAACTTCAATAGCGGTGTATTTCATGCTGCTTTGACAATGTTACAGTATTCGTATCCGTGATGAATGTTGATGTGAATGGATTGACCGTCTTGGAGGTTTTCGGCTTGGTCATCCGGAATGGCAAAGAATTTTCCGCCCGTCCGGAGAACTGCCCACCACCGATTGTTTTGTTCGTCGTATTTAGCTACGGCGTAGAGATTCATTGTGGGATATTATAGATTGAAGGTTAGTCTTTGTCAAGAAATTTCTTCCAGTTACCTTGAGGGCGACGATAACCACCGCCCTTGACCGGACGTTCAACCTTGACTGCCGGAGCAAAGGGTTTCCGAATGCTTTTCAGCGTTTCGAGTTGTGTCGGAAGTTTGTTCTTCATATTGGGAATAATTATATCAAATCCCAATAGAATGTCAAGAAAATAATGCCGGGAGCTTTTCCACTTGTTAGCGAGACAAATGGTGATAGTTCGCTACGGCCAGTATATCGGCCGCCAGGCTCAACGGCCTGCCTATCTGCTCCCGGCTTCTAAAATTAACACGATTTCACGGAGGAACTACTTCCAACGTTCCGGTAGTTTATGTCTCAATGGGAGTTGCACCCATACTTCCAGGCAATGCCTGGCGTGCTTCTATTACACTACGAAACCCACCACCGTCTATGTGACGACTTTCGTCGTTTTGTCAACAGTCTTTCGACCGAGATTCAAATTACAACATCCATCCTTGGATGTCAAATCTTTTTTATACAACTTTCTTCGGACGGCCACGACGTTTCGTGATAACACCGTTGGCTGCATCGGCTTCGGCTTGGTTTGCCTTTGCTGCATCCTCTTTCAACAACTCTTCCATCTTGTCTTCGGCAGCAGCCAGTGAATGAACAGACCACGCCGACCGGCCGAACATGTTACTGCCGGGATACTGTTCATAAGACTGTTCAACCACGGCGCCGCCGGGTAACGGAGTGCCTTTCAGAATTGTCTTGAACCGAAAGACTTCCCAACATTGAATCTTGGCAGGCGTCTTGACTTTTGAAAAGGAATAGATGGCACAATTTCCTTCACGTTTAACTTGGTGGAGAAGAACGGCATCGGCCTGGCCGAAACCATCACCCGTCCACACTTTGTCGATTTCCAGTCGTTTAATATCGTCACTCATGAGAGTAGGTTAGTCGTTTGGTTAGTGAATGTCAAGGATTTAATCCAAGACGGTGAAACAATCACGTTGAACACCAAAGGCCACGGAACCGTCGCCGAATTCGAGAGTGACGAATTGTTCGCCCTTTTCTTCCAATGAAGTGCTTTCATCTTCAATGATTTCAGCATCAACAGGTTCACCGGCCTTGAATGTTTCCGTTTCCTCGCCGGTGATGGTGTCGGTTTTCTCGTCAAAAGAAGTAACGAGCGTCAGTTCGGTATCATTTTTGAAACTAATCATGATGAGAATATATCAAAACAATTTCGATTGTCAAGCGACTTTCACAAATTGTTCACAACCATTGTCAACATATCCGTAGTCGGGTGCATAGTCCTTGGATGCCAGTTCAAAGGCGTATTCAGGTGCCGCGTCAACGTCTCTAATATGGGCCAGGCCGCACTGTTCAACCTCTTCGTATGTCACCACTGGTTTGCCTTCAGCGAACAGCCTACGCAAATCGTCACTCACAAATCCGCCTGGGTCTAAATCCATATTTTCAAAATTTAACCCCGGCGTTTGACCGCCGGGGGTTTATGGGGTTATTGTTTAGGTTTAATGTCCGTTTTTAGCCACGGAACCGAGCAGTCGTTCGGTTCGCCGTTTTCTTTACGGGTCACCGAAAATTGATTTTAGTCCTTCTTCGAGGCAGAGGTCGAGGACTTGAAAAGAAAGCCGCACAGAATCAACATTCCCCATGCGTGCCAAATGGATTCCAGTTTGGTGATGCCCGATACGGTACCGACAAGACAGTGATTCCAAAGGAGATACACCGGCCACGAGAAAAGAAGGCCGATTGCTAAAACAATCACTACGAATACCACGATGCCGCCGACGATTTTTAATAGAGTTTCCATGATGTTTTTATTGACAGACGGTTATCGACGAGAAGACTTACCGAAAAAGACTCCACACAGAAGGGCACAGATTAAGAAACATGCCCAACCAGCGAGGGACGTAATCAGAACCCGAACCACCCCCAAAGCGATGCCCATTGATTCAACCGGAGTAGCTTTGCAAGCTTCCACGATCTGAACGATTCCGCTGACCAGGCAGAGCCAAAGAGACACGTAGAGAGAACCAAAAACGGCAGCAACCACCGTGAGACAACCGAGAATAAACCATAGTGTTTTCATAGTGTGGTTATTATATCAGACTTTCTTATTGTGGCAAGCGTGGAGTTGTGCCAGTTTCTTCGATGTGAAGTTCTGCCCGACAAAGTTTCCGCATCATGGCTGAATGAGCTTGAACCAAAATTGCTTGCATCTGACGAACGTCAAGCTTCTCACGGTTGTAACAGAGAGTTTCGAGAAGGCTTGAATACTTGGC